GATTGAGGGCAGCGTATTCTTGTATGTTCCCATACATACCAGAGGCCATTAGTTCCTTAACACCCTCTTCACCATACTTCTCATTTAATTCTTTTAATACACTCGCTGGATCTTTTTCAAAGATTTTGCGGCGCAGCGGATCAACATATTTTTGGGTAGCCCCTTTAATCCAATTACCACCCTCAGGCTTGATTACGTTCATCTGGTACGGGCTCATCATCCGCTGTAGCTGAACATCCATCATCTCTTTGGCGGTGGGCGCTAGAGCCTTGCCAGCGGCCTTTGTAGCCTTCAACGCAGTAGGTGCAGCACCCAACCCTAAGAACGCCGCCTCGGTTGTCTCAGGCAGCAGATTTGTCGTCATGCCAGCACCCGACGTCAGCGGGTCGCCATATGCCATGCGCTCTAAAGTCTTAGCAGCTCCGGGTAGACCGATCAGCGAAGACACCATCTCGCCCGGTGGGTTCTCGTAGCCAAAAGGCTTCGACACGAACTCATGCACTGAGCCTACGCCCTTGCTCAGCATCTCCAGCAACTCGTCGCGCTTGGTTCTCGGGCGCGGCTTCAGGTCGGTCACTTCTTCAGGGCGCTGCAGCGGGAACGCCTGACCACCATCAGCCATCTTCACCGCTCCGCCTTCTTTCATCTTGCGGTGCTCGGCCTTCGCCAGCGTCCAGTCGATCAGATCATCCAGATTAATTGCGCCGCCATCCTTCTTCTTCAGCGCCTGCTCGATTAGATCGTCGAGACTGATCGCTCCACCGTCTTTTACACCCAGCAATGCACGGGCATCAGCCAGCACATTGTTCTGTAGGTGCTCACGCCAGTTTGAGGGGTTCACTTCATCAGGTAGGTCGGTCAGGTTCACAGAGCCGCCTTCGGCTTTAGGTCTGGGCATACGCACCTCAGTCGGTGATGCGAACGGGCTCTCGCCGCGCTTCCTGCGGGTAGCCGCCCACGAACTCGCCTTGTCTATCATCTCGGGGGTCGGCTCTCCGCCAGCCAGCAGGCGGTCGAGCTCTTCAGCGGTCAGCGTCGGCACCACTAACGGGAACTCGCCAGACTCGTCTTCAGCGGACAGTTCAGTGACCGTGCCATCGCGCCCAGCCATCGGGCCGAAGTAGCCTTTACCTTTGACGCCCTCACCGCTATGACGCAGGCCGTACTGAGCTAAACCACCTTCGGCGTAACCAGCCTTCTGTAGGGCAGTCAGCCATTCTTCGGAAATGAATTGCTGCGGCGCGTAGCCCCGAGCTAAGTCCATGTATCCCATCTTGCGACCTTTTTCTCGCTTTACCTTTTCGATGAAGTCCATCATCGCCAGATTATGTGGGACTGGCTCGAATACTTTGCCCAAGTCTTCGCCATGCAGCACATACGGAAACGCTGGCTGTAACTCAGGATGAACGCCAACCTCATTAGTTAACGTAAACACCCGAGGCCCAACAGCCCATGTCGGCGCACCTACCAGAGCTGGGTCTGTCGTTGACTCAATAATTCCGGGGTAGTCAATAATCGACCCCTTCTTGCCGCCTACGCCCTTGCCGCCCATGATTTCAGCAGCAGCCGCCCTGCGGTCAAAGGTGTTGGCTAATTGCCGAAAGTTCTTCGCCATGATGTCTACATCAGGCGGGAATAGCGGATTGTTGTTCGCATCTAACTGCGTTGCAAGACGCTCGTTGATGCTCTCCCGCAGTTCGTTAGGCAGATTGCCCTTCTTCGCCTCACGGCGAAACTGGTTAAAAATTTGGTCGAACACCATCTGGTTTGAGCGGTGCTGCTCTGGATGCCCGATGTAGGTAGACCAAATTGCTTGGCCTTCAGGCACACGCTGGTTTGATCTAATGATCGTCTGAGCCTTTGGCATACTCGCAACGCCCCAACTTTTACCCTCGTAAGCAGGCAGCTCTAACTGCAGGCTGGAGAATCCCGGGCCACCTAAGAACCCGCCGCCAACCTTTGTGCGATCAGACTCAGTGAACATCGCGGTCTTGCCCTCATGGGGGCCGAACACCTCAGACGCACGCGCCAGCTTCGGCGTAGGCAACTTAGTCGTGCCAGCAAAGCCCATCGCTAAGTCTTCGAGCTTCTGCAGGCGCTCTTCGCGGGAGTCGCCCTTCTTCGGCAGGTACTGCTCAAGGATGCGCTGCAGCTCCGCTTCAGGCTCGGTCGCCAAACCCTTCAGGCGCGACTTGGTGCGCTCGTACTGCTCGGCAATCGCCTCTTCCCAAGGGAACGGTTTCGCCGCGCCACCAGCACGAGTCTTGCCGCTAACTTTCTTTTCGTCTGCCATAGTCACACCGCGTAAGGGTTGCCCTTCTTCCGACCGTAGTATTCAACTTCCTCATCCTCCCGAACGTAGGGATCAATGTCAAGGAAGCCAGCATCTCGCAAGTATCTCAAAGCCTGCGTACACGAGTCTACAAAATCATCATGCGTCGATTCAGGGAAGCTGCAGATCTGGCTTACAAAGCCCTCAGCCCAGTCCCTCACGTACCCCTTCCGTTGCGTGCTCTCAGGTATCCACACCCGCTTATGGGCGATGATGTTCGCCACAATCGACAGCCGCTGGATCTTGTCAGCCTTGCCGGGGTTGTACGCCCTGACCGGTAGATGCGCCCGCTGCAGATCCTGAATCAGGGAAATCCCTGCCGCCTTGTCTTCGATAAGTACAAGATCAACTTTCTTCCCGCCGGTAAAGTTTCCTCGCTCTTCAGCCTCGGGATCAGCGCCATACGCCACTTTGAACTCTTCAAGAACTTTCGGACGGAGATCCGGGTACTGAAGATGGTCTTGCCACGCATCGATGAGCATGACAGACATCGGGCCGTCCTCAGGCTTAAAGACGCCCCAAGTCGTACTCGCTGTCGGGTCGTTAACAGTCTTCTCAGTGTAGGCGCAGTCATAGCTCTGGATGATGTACTCGAATCGGGGGAACGGCTTATTCGCAGGCCACAGACGGAACATGTCACGCTTGACGATCCCGCTTTCCTCAGGGTCAATCAGTTCAGCATAGATTTCCTGCCGCCCGAGCCTCGTCCCCTCGTACTGGAGGATCTGCTTCCTAAAGTTGTCCGCTAGGTTGTCGAGGTTCTCGTAAGTTGAGGCGGTCACCAGCGCCACATCGTCTCGGTCTACCAGATCGAGGATCAGGTCTTTGGGCTTCGGGGTCGTCGTACAGATCAGCCGCACCTTCTTACCCAAGCGCAGGCCGAACGACATCATATCCCACGCTTCTTGGAGGTAGTCCCAAGCCGCCAGCTCGTCGCACCAACCGCCATGAAACTGTGGGCCTCGGAAGCGCTCAGGCTCACTAGCAGGGATGCCCTTAATTAGCGACCCATTGGCTAGCACGAGCTCGTGTAGAGATTTGTTGTAGTCTTTGATAAGTATTGAAGGGATGACGCTGAGCAGACCGCTATCGCCTTCAAAGCAGGTCGATCTGACATCATTGGAAGTTGGAGCCGCCACCACCCAGCGGGTGTTCGGGTTCTGCCACGCCCACCAGCCTAACTGCTCAGCCGCCGTTCTCGTCTTGCCAGCGCCTCGACCAGCCAACAGCAGCCAGATGTCCCAATCGCCCGGCGGTGGGATCTGATAGCTGTGGGCTTTTAGCAGCCAGTTAGTGCGCCACTCGAATGCGGCTCGATACTCTGGTGACAGTTTGGCATACTGCGCCCGAGTCGCAGGGTCTTTGAGGATCTCAACGACATCGTTCATCTTCGGAGTTTGAGATAGATCGCCAGCAGCAGGCCAACGCACGCAGCCTCGGGCTTACCAGCCACCGCAAACAATAGGGAAACGAATACGCTTAGGAACTCAGCGCACAGTAGGGCTACGTCAATGCCGTCCCACAGCGCCTCGGCCTCAGCCCTGCGCTTTGAGAGCGCGGCTTTGCGCTCGGCGATCCTGAGCTCAAGTTCGCTAATCACCACTGCCGCCTGCACCAGATCCGCTCGGTACCGCTATAGTCGGGTCTGAAATCAGATGCGAGACACATCCTTTTTGGATGCCACTCGAACGTCACAACCGCTGAGACAATGGAGATAAGCGCCACCGCGATCAGGTAGACGCAAGCCACGCCCCACAATAGTTTCTCCATCACTGCCCCCGTATAGCGTCAGCCACCGCCTGAGCTCCCAGCTTCTCAGCGATCAAGGCACAGGCCTCGCGCTCAGCCATCACCGCAGCATCAACCTCAAGGATCTGCAGCGCCTCTTGTGAGTTCTGCTTGAATACTGGGAACCACCAGCGCTGAAAGGCCTCGTCTAGCACCTCGTTCAGCTCAGCCTTGTCTTTTTCGTTCATCTCAGCTCCCGCACCTTTTCAGGCTCGTCTTGCTTCTGATACTTGCTTTGGCTCTTCTTGTCTAAGCAGGCTTTGCATATCCACCGGCGGATCTTGCCACGCTGCTGTTTCTCCCCGCCCTCTTCCGTTCTAGTGAACTGGCAGGATGTGCAGAATCTCATTTCTTCAGTTGCTTCGTCAGCTCGAAGTTGGCGAGTAGGGTGTCGAATATCTCAGTATTGGTCTTCACCTCAAGTGGGCTCTCAGCGTCACCAGCCACTATCTGGCGGTCGCCATACTTCTTCGGCTTCAGCTTACTCGCTACCCACTTGCGGGCGTCTATGCGGTTCTTCTGCCATGTCACCCAGCCACTATCGGTGCGGCTTATGCCCTTGTCATCCACTATCTCTGCAGGAGGCTCATCTGCTATCGCTTGTATCTCATCCGCTAAGGTGTCTGCTTGTTCTTCTCTCGCCTTCGCGTAATTATCCGAGAATTGCTTATTCTGCAACAGCCACAGATAGACTGTGCTATGTACAGGCATCCTGTCTTCCATGCATATTTGGCGCAAAGATTCGCCGCAACTGATCCTTGTGCAGATCTCGGCGGCGATTGCAGGATCGTACTCAGTCTTGCGGCCTGCGCGTT